CCCTTCCTGGGTAACTACGGTACCAAGTACGGCGGCACCACTGGTGTCACCTCTCCTGGTAACACTGGTTCCTTTGTGGGTGAAGCTCTGGAAGATGCTTCGACTGCTCAGACCGGCATCAACAACGATTACGGTACTGCTGCTGAAGTCGGCGCTACTTCCTGCGGTCTGATCTTCCAGAAGGAAGCAGCCGGTATGGTGGAAGCTATCGGTCCTCAGGTTCAAGTCACCAGCGGTGATGTGTCCGTCATCTATCAGGGTGATGTGATGCTGGGTCGTCTGGCTTGCGGCTGTGACTACCTGAACCCTGCTGCTGCTGTTGAACTGCACGTTACCAGCACTGCACCTTCTGCATTCTGATTTAAATGCATTAACGGGAGCCTCTTCGGGGGCTCCTTTTTTTTAACTCTTTACTGAGAATGATAATCAATGGCTTTTCCTACCACTAATGCAACGCAGGAACTACCTGCTATTAATCAAATTTTGCAATCATGTGGGCAAGCGCCTGTAACTACCCTAGATCAAACCAACCCGGACGTTGCGATTGCCTATCAGACTTTGCTTGAAGTCTCTAGGGAAGTACAGGCTGAGGGCTGGTCATTTAATAAAGAGTACAACTATACCTTGACTCCTGATAATACCAATCAAATCTCTATTCCTAACAACATGTTGCAGGTTGACTTAAGTCACAACGCAGCTAACATGGATAAAGATGTTATTAGACGTAGTGGTAAGTTGTACGACAAAGCAAACCATACTTATACATTTACTCAGCCAGTAGAGTGTGATATTACCTGGCTCTTTGACTGGGTTGATATCCCTACACCTATCGCTGATTTTATCACTGCCAGAGCTGCGGCTACTGTGTCTAGCCGTATTGTTGGTGATAATAACCAATACACAATTCTTCAACAAAAAGAAGCTTTTACTAGAGCTATGGCAATGGAGTATGAGTGTAATCAAGGTGACTATACTTATTTTGGTCACCCTGGTAAGACTAATACCTACACTAGTTACAAACCGTACACCGCACTTTATCGATAAATGGCTGCAGTTACTCAACGGATTAATAGCTACCTTGGTGGCGTATCGAAACAATCAGATGACAAGATGTTGCCAGGTCAAGTTCGTGAGTGCTACAACGGCTTCCCTGATGCAACATATGGTTTAACAAAACGTCCCGGTTTTAAACACATTGCTAACCTAGGAACTGGTGCCACTTATGATGCTGGTAAATGGTTCTACATTAAACGGGATGACGATGAAGAATACGTAGGTGTTATTAAAGGCTCCAACATTAATATTTGGAATGCTGTCACTGGAGCTGTTTGTACGGTTACATATGGTTCAGGGGCTCAAGCTTATTTAAGTGGTGTCAGAACTGACTACAGAATTATTACCGTACAAGATACCTCTATTATTATTAATAGCAGTGTTACTGTTGGAACCCAAGCGGCACCTACCTTTAATGAGCATAGGCACGCTACGGTTGAAATTGAATACGTTACTTCTAGTACAACCTATACAGTACGTATTACAATTAACAGTGTAACTCAAACTGCTACTTATACTACACCTAGTTCTGCTGATATTAATACAATTTTAACTCAGCTAGAAACACAGATTAACGCCATGACAGGCGATCATGCTCAACTAACTGTCACTAAACTCAGCAACTCCTTGGAGATTTTTAGCACCATTGATATGGATGTTACTGCTCAAGGTGGTCTAGACAATAAAGCTGTGACAGCTGTTGAAGATGAAGTAGCAAGTGTTTCTGGGCTTCCAACAAAATCAGTTCAAAATCGTATACTTAAAATTGTTAATACTGATTCTGATGCTGATACATATTGGGCTAAATTTATAGCTCACAATGGTGTATCTGGTGAAGGTTATTGGGAAGAGACTAGGGATCCAAGTGTTTCCCCTGGTCTTGATAACACAACTCTTCCTCATGAGTTGATTAATTCAGCAGTTAATACGTTTGTTTTTCAAAAGATTACTTACGAAGATCGACTGGTTGGCGATGATGAAACTAACCCACACCCAAGTTTTGAAGGATCAGTTATCACGGCTGGTTTCTTCCATAACAACAGACTTGGTTTCTTATCACAAGATAATGTGATAATGAGTCAATCTGGGGATTTCTATAACTTCTATTCTAAATCAGCTCAGACAACCATTGACTCTGATCCAATTGATATTAGCTGTTCATCTACCAGACCTACATCTTTACATTCTGCATTACCTGCTGCTCAAGGCGTAGTCCTTTTCTCTGAAAACCAACAGTTTATTTTGTTTGCAGATGCTGGTGTTCTTACACCATCTTTGGCAACTATTCGTGAACTCTCTAATTATGAGATGGATCGTACTATCCAACCTGTTGACGTAGGTACAAACCTTACCTTTATCACTAAAACTCCTGGATACTCTAGGGTATTTAGTATGGTTACTAAAGGTCAACAAGAGAATCCTCAAATCCTTGATTTGTCTAGAGTTGTAAAAGAGTGGATCTCGCCAGATGTTGATCAGCTTATCTCTAGCCCACAGAACTCAATGATTGCTATGGCAAGTCAATCATTAAATGAGATTTTTATCTACCGTTATTATAATGACGGTCAAGAAAATCTGATGGAATCATGGGTTAGCTGGTTAATGCCTGGTACCGTACAGTTTATGGAGACAAACTCTGATGACATGTATGCTGTTACCAAACAGGGTAACCAGTTTGTATTGTCTAAAGCTGCTTTAAGTCAAAGTCCTGAGCAAGCTATTATTGTCAATAACCAAGGTCAAAAGGTTAACCCTTGTATTGACTTGTATGCCACTGCTTCAAGTGTTGTATATGATTCAGCTAACAAACTATCTAAGTGCTACCTCCCTTATAATGATGTATCTTCGTTGACACCTATTATTGTTATTAAAGGTAATACTAGTTCTGGTTCTTTTGTTGAATCTGGTTTTACTATTACACCCGAACGAGGAAGTGATGGCACTGGTCCTTACTTTATCGTGCCTTATAAAGATCTTACCAGCGTCGCTAGTGATGTGATTGTAGGATTTAAATATAACTTTGATGTTGAGCTACCAAGAACTTACTTTAGATCTGATCCTAGGGTTTCTGACTTTACAGCTAACCTAACAATTGCACGTATGAAGTTTGCAGTTGGTTTGTCTGGTATGATGAGCTTTAAACTTCAGCAAACTGGTAGACTGCCTTATGAGGTAACGTTTACTGGGGATGGTAGTACTACTTCCTTTACGTTTAACATACGTGATTTGAAGTATGTAGATCGGTCTGATGTTCAGGTTACAGTTAACGGTGTTAATCAAACTAATTTTAGTTTTACTAATGACACTACGATTACCTTTGCAGTTGCTCCCGCTAATAATGCAGCAATTAGGTTCTTTATTAAGGAGTGGTTTACTGTTCAACCTGTTATCGAAGCTAATACTTATTTAGCTAATGATGTTCCTCTTGACAACGATATAGTTTTTACTATTCCCATCCATCAACGTACAGAAAACTTTAGATTAAAAATGTTTAATAATTCACCGTTTCCTGTTGCAGTTAATGCAATGATGTGGGAAGGTAACTACACACCACGTTTCTATAGGAGGGTCTGAGTATGGGATGGTTTGATGGTGGTGCTTCAGAACGTAACGCATACGCCGAGCGCCAAGTAGAAAATCAACGAAAAAATATTAAAGCAAACTACGAGTTTGAATGGGGTGATCCTAATTCGGGTGTACTCGGAGGGGAAGCTAAAAGAAAGTATGATTATAATGTTGAAGGGTTAGAAATCCTTAAGCGTAATACTGAAAAAAATATTGCTTTTCAAGAAGCTGAACGTGAGCAGCAGTATGATTATGGCATGGGTATTCGTGAGTATGAGTATACTCAGAATATGCGGGCTTTTGATGCTTCAGTTGCAGGAGCAGTTAGTCAACAAAGTTTCAATGAAATTGCTACAAACGCTGCAATTTTAGATCAAGATCGTTACCTTCATGAGCAACTTCTTTCTCTTGCTTTTGATGAAACTGAATCTCTGCTTGAATATGGAGCAGCAGCAGCTGGCCTTGGTTTAAAGAAACGTCAAACACGGGCTACAGCAGCAACACAAGCACAGGTTGAACGTATCTCTGCTCTTAAAGCAAGTGGTCAAGCAGCAGCCCGAGGTGTTTCTGGCCGTAGTGCCGGAAAGCAAATCCAAGGCATGATAGCAGAATCAGGAGCACGTCAAGCAGCTATTATTGATGAGCTGATGTTTAATACTGAAGCAGTTAATACTGATTTTATTCGGTTAAACCAGCAGTTTGCTATTGATCAAGTTGCCTTCGAAACCAGCCGAGAAAGTGCTCAACTGAATGATAAGGCTGCACGTACTAAAATTGCACAGCAAGCTCTTCAAGCTGCTATGCAAGCTGCAAGCGGTATTATGCTTAAGCCTGAAATTGCTCCTCCTCTACCGAAACCGTATGCGTTGCCACGTCCTGAGTTCCAGGATATTTATGAACCTAAGAAACCTCCTATGACAACGGTTGAAGACGCTATGCGAGAAAGTGTTGGAGCTGGTATCGTGAATACATTCTTGAGCACCGCATCTACTGTTTTTAGTGGCATCTCGGCTTTCAAGTAGGGTCCTCTCCAGGCAGCGGTAGAGGACAAACCAAATCAGCTGCAGTTAAAGCGGGATGGCCCGGTAATCTAAATTACTAAACTAACCTATGTCTAAATTTAAAAGTTTTGCTTCACAGGGGAGCTTTGGGGATTATCGAATAGTTGTCCCTGATGAAAGTCAAAAAATTCTTGAACAAAAACGAGAAGTTGTTCGAGGCAAAGAAAGAGCGGAACAATTCCGCAAAGAAAATAGTGACATTTATTTAAGAGCACAACAACTTGCCCAAGGTCTAGAACAACAAAATCGAGAACAAAATTTTAAGCTTGAAACAGAGAACCGTCAAGCGTTTAAAGATCAACTAAACGAAGAGTACAAACTTCAAGTTCAAGCCGATCAACAACGTTTAGATGCTCAACAGAAAACACTTCAGAATATAAGTGCTTTTTCTCAGACAGCTCTAAAACTTGGATTTGATATTAACAACCAAATCACTAAGAATCAGACCAGCGCTAATGCTGCAATGGTTTATAAAACTGGTGCTGATTATAAAACACTAGTTGCTATCCAAGCTCTTGGTGATAATATTACTAAAGCTGAATTTGCTCAACTGGATTTTATCCGAGCACGAGTAGAGAAGGGTGGTAATATTGATGGGTTTTGGGATTTGTTTCAACGCCGTAAAACACGTGGGTTTATTGATAACATTGCGACTGTTCAGAACACTGCCTACGGATATGGTGAAGCTAAAGGGATTCACATGTCTGAATGGGCTGAGAAGAACCCAAGTGCTACGCTGGACCAACAGGCTGTAGAAGAAGCCGCATTTAGAGATAACTTTGTCGCTAATAATTTTACAGTTGATGGACGATCAATAAATCCTGAGCTTCTTAATTCTTACGCCTTTCCAATTATTAGAAATTATGAAACTCAGTCTATGGCTGAGCGAGATCGACAACGTACAAAGGAAAGGGAAGAAATTAGGTTTGATGCTCAATCAAAAGCTTTTAGTGCAGCTTTTGGTGCGGATAGAAATTTTACCGCACTTCTTAAAGAAGTGACAACTAACCCATCGGCTGGTAAATTTAAAGATTTTGCTCGTTGGGCTGTAAATAGATCTAAAGATATGGGTCCAACAGGATTGTCTTATCAAGAGTTAGACACGCTGTTGGATACTATTTACGAAGGTCCAAACTTTAAGGACACTGGTAAACACAGTACTTTACGGGCAGACCGCGAAGGTCGTCCAGAAGTTCTGCTGATTATGGAAGCTCGTGATGAAAGACGTAAAAAAGAACTGAATGATTATAACCTTGGTATCAAAGAAGAAGAAATGGATATGGATATTAA